ACTTATTGGAAATAACATCAAACAGATCGTCTGACATCATTTCACAACTCTTGAAGTCAAGGCTTAGAACGGCACCTTGACCATTATACAGCGATTCGAGCCATCGCTTGAACTGGATGAACTCGATATCCCTGTCATTGTGGAGCACATTGATCCACACCCTGAAATGAAAGATGTGGCGATGAGGATAACCCAAAAACGATACGTCATATTCGTCTCCTGTAGCTAGATTTGGATCTGTTAAGGCTGCAGGATATTTATGGATGCCTTCCTTACGGAAAGTAACCCATATCATTTTGTTTGGTCGAAAATCTTGTCTAAGGGTATTACTCACTTAGCAATCCTTGTGTTAGTGTTTTAATTTCTTCTTTAGTCATAAAGAAATTATACATTTGACTATCTTGTACAGAGCCATCTTCTTTGAGACTCTCTTGAATAAAATTCAAAGAGTACAATCCCTTAGGACTAATAACTTCCCATTGTTCGACACGAACACGGAAACCAGGATTATTTTTTACTGTGAAGTGTTTAACTTCAATACTTTCGTGCATCATCGTAATTGCTCCATAGTGATAATTTTGCTGAGTTCTTCACCGAGATCCTTGTCTTCGGTGACTACGTGTAGACTGTGACGATTCTCATCGCTCTTACGGTCGTACTTGGTAGTTTCGATAATAGTGCCACCGCTGGCACCATAGATATTTAGGCGGAAGCTGTTAGATTGAAGCTCAAGTCCGACACAGTCTTCAGCATATACTAATTCTTCTTCGTGGTCGTTCATTAACCAATTACGAAGTCTTTGTTTAAATGTTAGTTTCATAGTTCTAGTTTCTGTGTATTGTGATGCACGTTTGATTTTATTAAGGCCTCTTGACTGAATTCGAGGTACTGACGCTGACGCTGACGCATACTTACTGTTACTCATCTGATAATCTCATCTTTGCCATATTGATCCCAACTGGTAAACTTATTTCTATCTAGTAGGTCATGGAGGTTATGACACCACACTCCGGGATTTGTTGCTTTAAAATCTTTGTCGTCTATCTTTATTGTAGCATTATATCCCAGCTGTTGTAAATAGGGCAGTTTAACCGAAATCTGCGGAATGAACTGACGCTTCTCAACAAGACCACTTTCCAACAAGCCTTCGACTTGTGCTACATCAAAATCAAGTGTACACCAAAATTCATCTTCGGAATCGAGACAAACATAAATCATATCTTCCCACAAGCGCCAATTAAGAGCATCATTTACTTCTAGACTAGGAAAACTTTGATTTGCACCAAAGTAGATATGAGTACATCGGTTATTGCGAGCAAGATCCATAATAACATAAGGATCTTGAATGCCAACAACAAATAGGGTCTTCATTCTGTATGCAGGGGTACGTTCTATCTCTGTACCTACAAAGAATGTAATTGATTCTTCAACACCTGTGTTGTAATTTCTTTTCATTCTTCAAACCCTTCTTTGAGTAATTTTTTATGTTCCCATTCTTCGTCTGATTTTTTACGAGCAGCTTCACGGTTTTCTTCACATGGTTCGCAATAGGTATGAATCCAGCCACCACCTCGGCTTTTGCCAGGGTTGCCACAGCTTTCGCAAGTGACACCAGTCATGCTTTCTGCTAGGCTAACCATACCGCTAATGTAGTCGTCGCCACCTGTATAGTAGAAACGTAAGGTGCCAAACTTTTCTTTAACTTGGTCTAATGTTACTTGTGTAATTGACTCGGGTACTTCTCTAAAGTCACCAGCAACAATTTCTCCTAGTCGCTTTTCTTTATATTCTGGATCAACAACACTTTTCATAGTTTCTTCAAACAGATCAAAATTACCGGCCTTAGCCTGTGTGGCCATTTCATTATAGTCAATAGCCCACTTGCGCTGTTTTTCTTTCCAGTCAATGTGATGTTGAATACTACCCATAAGTTGATCCAAGATATTGAACCAGCCATCGCCACATTCAAAACCCCAACACATACAAGTTTCTTGCATGTTTTTGTTGCGGTTAACCATCATCTTGGGATATTTCTCGCACAACAATTTATCTAGTTCTTGTTTCATTACCAGGTACTCACATCAGTGATATCAACGGTTGTGTCGATGTCTTTATCGTCGTCGTTGAAAAGATTGAATTTGACAGTGACCGTAGAGCCAATGCCGCTTGTATGTGTTGCTTCAAGAGTAAACCATTCTACTTCTTTGAAGTGTTCTGCCATCTTAGCAAGTTTTTCAACTTGCATTCGATTGAGTGAGAAACTTGTTGCCATGTTATGCCTGTATGTGAAGTTTTTGTTTATGCTTTATTATAGCAAGTTTATCCTTTAAGAGCAACCTTTCTTTTTTCAAAGTTTCCAATCTAAGGTCTTCAAACAGGCCATTCTTTTCCAAAGTGTCAATTTGTTTGTCCAAAGCACGATGTGCCTCTTCTAAATGTTTTATACGCAACTCGTACATAACAACTCCTTTTATTCAACAACTAAACTGTTCAACTCGTCATCGTCTGGACTAGAAAAATCAATTTCTCCAGCTTTCTTACCATCATCAAATGCAAACAAGTTACCAAATGTATTTGGAGCGGGGCCGCCCTGTAGTCGAGCACCTTCTAGTGATTTCAAGAACTGAGCACCATTTTCGATCATATCAAACGCTTCTGCTTTAGTTTTGGTATTGAATAGTTCTTCAATGAATGTACCAAAGTACAGGATTCTATTTGGAACCCAATCACTAAATTCAATTTCTTTCTTGCCTTCGATACTCTTCATTCGCCAATCGGGTTTGAACCTTGCACATTCAATGTCCATTAACTGTTGAGCACGTTGTACTGCGACAATATGACATTCAACATTATGGCCCATCATTAGCGCATAACTGAAACTATCCCAACTTGTTTTGTTTGGAATCTTGCCTAGCTTGTTGAGTTTTGGAACTTGATGATAGTGTTCTGGATTTAAATGATTAAATTTAACTTCACCTAGTTCTTCATCTGTCTTACGAACACCGTAATCATAATATGCAATGTCTCCGATGGTTAATCGAGAAGCAGTTTCACTTTCAAACGGAAACGGAATGTCATGTCTACCGGCAAGTGCTTTGTTATCTGGAGCCTTGTCCATAATAACACTCCAACGCTTGTTGGTATGTTGTGCGTTTGTGTACACAAGTCCGTGTGCAGTAGCAATAAATGGACTTGCACAGTCAAAGCTAACAGTAAGTTCTGGATTAATGTGCTTACGAACCTGACGTTGGATCTGTGTTAGATAACAACTCCAGTCTAATTGTGCAGTACCCAAGAAGTGAATCCAGTTTTTGCCTTTGAGCAATCCATCTTCACGCATAGTCATTAGACGCTTGAGTGTAATATCCATCTTACACATATTAGCACCACCCATAGCCCAACCTTCTGCGGCATTATCACCCCATACTGCTGGATCACTAAACTCTTTAACTCTGTTATACCACTTTTCAGCAGTATCCCAGTCGCCACCTTGCAACACATTTAAGAACTTAGTTGCTTTACCGTCGCGATTTTCTAAAAAGAATTTGTTATTGAACGCAGTCTTTTCTAAACAGTCTTCAAAAGATTTCAAACCAGTCTTAGGACTGTGAATATGATCACAAGCCCATGTCGGAACGTCAAGCATCATAGACCAATCAGCAGTTAATTCTAACCAACGTAAGATATCTAAACGTGTTTTATTAGCGGCAGCACCTTCAAAGTTTAACCAATCAAACTTAAGAACACCCTTACCAATCTGATAACCACCAGAGTCACCAACAATAACAGTATTTGTCCTGTCACGTTGTTGTATCATAGATTCTTGTATCACACTCTTTTCGAGATTCAACTGTGCGTGTCCTGCAGAGTAAAGAGCATACTTGTAGGTAAAGTATCCTTGATCTGCATTTAAGAAGTTCATTCCTTCGATGCCTTGATCAAATCCTTTAGGAATACGATCCTTGGAGACAAACTCTCCTTCACGTTGTTTTGCTACATAAGTTGAATAAAAAGAACTGATAGCTGGCAAGTATACCGCATAATCCTTTTGTAATGGTGTTAGGTTAACTGGTTGTTTCATATTCTCTCGCTAATGTTGTTGTAATGTCTAATTGTTGTTTTGCCTGTTCTAGGTTGTCTAATGCTATTTTAACAGCCTTATTGTCTTTGGCCAAGCTCTGCCACTTCATTTCTTCGTCACGCTTCTTACGTGCCCATTGTAACAATTCTTGAGCATCTTGATCTAAACTTAGAGTAGAATAACTTGCTCCCATATTAAGCCACGTAGTGCCATCAAACACTTGCATGTCTGATCCCCATACACGCATCATACCTTGCATAGGGTTACTACTACCTGTGTTAATATAAGGCACACTGGTATCACCACCGCTAACCTTAATACCTTGAGTGCCCAATAGTCCTTTAATCATATTTAGGCAGCTTGAGCTGGAATGATATATTTGTAAGTTGCTAAACCGCTGTCTAGAGTGATCTGGATAGCACCTTCGTTTGACAAACTCATCTTTGTGTTGTTTACATCTGCAATCTTAAGAATACTCAAGATTGGCAACACTGGCCAAGTCCAACCACGATCTAATGAACCTGCAATATTTTGTGCAAATATAAACTCACCACCGTGTGTACTAGCATCGCCAAAGATGAACTTCAAATTGCCACCTTCTGTTTTAGCAAGGAATGTTGGGTGTTCGTTGTTAGCGCCTGCTTGGAAGTTAAAACGCTGTACTGCGGCAACGCTAGGTTCAACTTCAACGTCCCACTTAACTCCACGGAACTTAACTGTTTTCATTTTTTCATTAATGATTTCAGCATTCATAAAACGATAGTCGTTTTTAAAATCGCTGTCTTTGTTTTCAAAGTGAATGCCAACTGGAATAGTTTCTCCATTGCGTTCTGCAAAGGTAACATTAATTTTTGCATTGTCTTTGTATTCGCTACCATCTAACAAATACTTTAGTTTTTGTAATTGTGGCATACCAAACACGCCTAGCATATCTGGATACGGATTTGCTGTTTCAGCCTCCATGATAACTGAACGGTCATCTGCCATTGAGTTAATAGTTGTTTTCTCTTCTGTTCCTGTGACCTTAACAGTTGTTAAGAAGCCTAGGTTTTGTGTATGGCTTACGATGTCTTGTAAAATATCTTTCATAAAGATTCTCCGGTTATATTAAGATTATATTTAGATCTGTGTGAAAAAGCAACCGCTAAATCACTCAAAATCAAACAATTTTGTGAATGTATTATCACTGCGAGTTGAACTGATGTCCCATTCCAAAACACCAATTAGGTTTTCTAACTTTTCATCGATGACAGTAGTTTCCATTTCCCCATCGTTAAAAGGCATATCTTTAAACCATTGAGGTAAACGAAGTTCATCTACAGGATACGCTACACTAGTATACCCCATTGGATTATCTTTGATTTTACACACAATAACTTTCATGCCATCAACGATGTTCATTGAATACTTGTCATCCATCATACGCTTCAAAGTGTTCCAGTTAAGACTTGCTCGAACGTGTCCGGGCATGTTAGTCTTTCCTGCTTTCTTTTCTTTACTGGCATATTCAGTAATGTTGTTGGCACGTTTGGGCGAACCTTTCTCCCAACCTGGACGAGTTTTAAACTCTGTGCGGAAGTTGGTGATATATTCTAACACTTCTTCTTTACCTGCACCGTTTAGTACTCGTGTTAACACTTCGCTTAAGAAGTCCTGGATAACAACCGGGGTGTCTGAACGCTTGAGGTCGAGCCCCATAGCTTTGATCTTACCTGGCTTGCCATCGACGTCTGAACGTTTTCCTTCTTTGTCGTAGTAGAGGACTGCATATCGTTTCTTTGTGATAAAGAGTCCTTTGCTTGCAACAATCTCGCGACCGGCTTTGATGACCTCTCCTCTGGTCTTTGGACAGTGGAAAGCATCTTGCATAAATTTTGGGAATGTGCCATTTACTTCATCTCCTATAGTATCGTAAAGTTCAATTACTGATTCTCTTGTCCAAGGTAGTGTGCCTCGTTCAATTTCTTTTTTCAGCGTATTGTACGCAGAAAAATAACATGAATCTGTATCACCATAGATAATTGCTTTGCCTACGTGATTATATTCGCCGGTAACAATTTCGTTTACTTTCCCGGCCATATGGCGAGCAATGGCTCGTCCAGTAAGAGTGGTTGATTGACCAATACGATTGTCGAAGAAACGACAACCAGGATTAAGAATAGCACCGTACAAGCTGTTAAGCAAAATCTTTTTAACGAGCTGACGTTTGTCCCAATATTCTTCTTCAATTTTATTTCCTGCCTTTATACATTCTTTAAGTTTGGCCTGCATTTCTTTACGTTCTGCATACCAGCGTTTTAACAATCCCGGAATAATACCTTCTGTTTCATAAGTAAAGATTGTGCCGTTAGCACTGATCATCCAAGGTTGATTGCTTTCAAAAATCAAATCATAGGCCTGTGCGGCACTGAGTTCATCATGCCCGCCACCTTCCCAGTCAATAACAATTTCACGTCCAACTTCTTTATTCATTACAGCAGTATATTCAAGCGATCCGAATATACCTTCCCAAGCACTTGCAAAACTTTTACCTTTTGCCATTTCGGCAGCAACAAAGTCTTTAGTACCATCTTGACGCAATTGCCCAACAATAGTTTCTGGACCCATGTTCAATGCACGAATTGCACTTGGATACAGTGAGTTAATATCTAGCGATCCGATCCATTCATGGATGCCTTTCTTTGGAAATGCAACATACGCACCTGCCGCAGAAGTATCTCCACGATCGTCCATTTTAATTCTGTTTGGAACAATCATTCCACGTCGATGGCTTTCATTAATAATAGCCTGTTCCGTTACAGCAACAGCACCCATCGTAGTTGCCAACAAGACTGTATTTTCGTGTGCAATAGTATTGGCAAGATCAATAAATTTTAATTTTTTATCTAACTTATCAAGAAGAGCACAGTCTTGTCTGTTGTATTCGATAAATCTACGGAAGTCATTGTTATAAAGTTGATCCAGTGTGCCTTCATAGACAGTTTTGTTTTCACCAATCTCCATCTCACCAATAGCATCTAGTCGATAAGTGTGGCGTTCTTCATAGGTATATTTTCTATAAAGTTCTAAACTATCAATGTGTACACGACCAATTAAGTCATAGGTAACAGCAGCCTTGCCATACTTTTCGTATTCTCGACGTTTAGGGAATTGATTAAACAAACAGAATCTGCGTGTATCTTCTTTGCTTAATACTTTAGTCACACGATTAACGGTATACGGAATATCAAAGCCTTCGCTGTTCCATCCACTTAGTACATCTGAATCTTGTATCAAATCTAAGAAAGTATCTAACATGTCTGCTTCGTTGTCAAACAACATAGTGTTAGGAAATTCTTCAACTTGACGTTTGGCTTCTTCCATAGATACTGTCTTAGGAGGAATAGCCAAACAGATCATAGTTTCCATCCATTGCAGGTAAACTGCAATAGCAGTAATCGGCATAAATGGATCGTCAGGACTTGCATATCCACGTTCTGGATCGAAGTCTACCTCAATATCGAAAAACGCTACATTTAGTTTTGGGGGTTCTGCGTTTAGATAGTTGTCTTCTAAACAACGATAAACAGGATTAATGTCCGATTCATAAAGTTTTTTATTGCTATAGATAGCAAGTTCTTTTCGAAACTCTTTGACATTTTTACAACTTACACGACTGAGGGGATCGCCCTTGATTGAAAGGAATTTACCTTTAGGGTCTTGATAATAAAAAATATGACGAGCTGGGTGTTCGCGAAATTGCTTCTTGCCTTTGTCGTCTCTTTCAACGACACGAATAACATCCTGCTCTCTATCATAGAAAGCGTCTACATAACTCAAATTTTTCTCCTATGTAATTTAGGGCTTACAAATACCAATGTGCGGTTTATGGCCCGCCGACCATCTTCAACTTTATTTAATTAGTTAGCATCCTAATTAACCCGTATGTATCAATAGTGGTTAACAAGATGTAGTTAGCCAACATGCCAAATGATTTCCTAGTATAAGCAGCCCAAGCATACATAGCACAACCGCTGATCCAAACAGGATATAGCGAGAGTAGTGGCGGATTAGGCACGGTGATGGCCATAGTGATACTGCACCCAATAGACACAGCCCAAGCAAGTAATTCAATACAAAACCGAAAGGGATGAGTATTGTAGTCATCTTTAATCCATTCTATCGTTGGTTTGAAAAAATCGATACTCATTCAGGTAAGCGTTTTGTAACGCCAAGGATCATCTCGATGTCATTCCATTCTTGCTCGTGATCCTTCCAATTATCTTTGTGTGCAATAGCAATTGCTTTATTGATAACACTAGGTTTGATTTGTAGTTCTTCTGCAACGGCTTTAACAGTTTCTTTAAGACCCTCTTTGAGGTCTTCTAGTTCACGTAGTACATTTCCACCTTCGTTGATAAGGCGTTCTAGCTTTGCTTTTTCTTCCGGACCGTACATTCTTGTTGACATAATAATCTCTCCTATAGAACTATTATATAGCCAACAAAAAAGCCAGTCAACCTAAATTGCTGGCTTTTGGGTGTAATTGGTTAAATTACTTTTGAGCTTCGCTTAACACGTCATACATTTCAAATACGCCGCCGTTGCGTTCATAAATTAAACCAGCGTACAGTTCTGCTTTTGTACCTTCGCCTAGTTTACTAACGGCAACACGGTTAGCCCATTGGAATAACACTGTGTCGACTGCATCGATTTGTTGTTGTCCACCACTTTCTTGAACAAGTTTAACCATATCTCTGAAAGATAACTTTCCTTCGATTGATTCTTTAACTGGACGCTTTTTGCCTTTTGGCATCATTTTGCTTTCAGTTTTCTTAGCAAATGGATTAACACCTTTCTTAGGAGCAGCACCTTTCTTCTTGTCAGCAACAGCTTTCTTCATTGGCTCTTTCTTGTCGCCATCTTTGTCCATGTCTAAGAAGTCTGGTTTGCCTTTGCCTTCTTTAACAGACTCTTCTTTCTTGTCATCTTTTTTGCTGTCTTTCTTATCGTCCTTCTTACCTTTTACCATAGCCATAAATTTATCACGGGCTGCACTTTGAGCTTTGCTTGCTTCTTCGATAGATTCTTTTTTAGCTTTTTTAGCTTTTGGAGTATCATCGTCTGCATCAGGATCTGTATCTTTGTCGTCGGATCCGCCGTATACGCCTGGAGCAGCTTTGTGAACGATACCTGTTTTAGTTTTAGTAACAGTACCGCCTTTTGCAGTTTTCTTGCTGTCACCGACTTTCATTTCTTCTTTAACAGTTTTTTCTTTTTTATGATCAGCCATGGTGTGTTTACCATCGCCGTCTTTGTCTAAAGAATTTTTCATCTTCTTTTCAGCTGTTTCGTCGTCTTCGGCTTTTTTCTTTACTTCAGCAACGTATGTAGTACGTCCGCTTAGAACACGTAGTTGAGCATCTTCGTTGAGCTGTATGCTTTTTGGTAATACTGGTGCTGCAACGGTTTCGATTGGAGAATCCATTGAGCTGATCTTGTTAATTAGTGATTTGAAGTCCATTTTAAAATTCCTTGGTTTAAAGGTCCATATTGTATTTATCTTTTGATTGCAGAGCCACCACCGAATATATTTGTCTTAATATCTAGGGCATTTTTGGCTGTGCCATTACTGTTTTTAGCTTGTTTTACCTTGGGAACTGCTGGCGCTTTTGTACCGCTTTTCCCTGGGCTTCCTGTATAGGATTTGTTGCCTCTATCTTTGCCTATTGCAAGATGAGGGCTCACAACAGTACCAACGTTAGCTGAACTTGTTGCTCCTGCTGTTGCAGATTCTATAATATCGCGTATTTTCATGATAGTG